TGGTAATTAAAAATCACCACTTATGACTTTAATCTAATTAAAAAATTAATTAAACTAAGTTTACATCACCGACTGTGACTGTTCCGTAGTACTCTGGTCTAACCATTTTCTTAGCGTAACGAGTCATTACACCTTTACGTGGAGTAAAGTTTGTAGGATCGTAAACTAATGGAGTCATGATTAACGGAATGTATGGAGCATATACAGCACCAGTTTCAAGGAATTGAGATCCTCTGAAACCTAATAATATTGCGTTGTCTTGCATGTAAGGATTCTTGTAAACAGTAAATCTGTTTTGTAGAGTACCTACAGCTTGTACACCCATTGCAAATGAAGCTTGGTCACCGTTAGTGTTTGCACCGTATCCTGGAATAGATTCTAAGATAGTTGCAACTTCTGGAGAACAAACAACGAAGTTTGCACCACCTCTAAGAGTTCTTTGGTGAATCTTATTAGATACTTTTTGTATTTTAGTACCTAAAGTTTGGAACCAAGAGAACTGAGTGTAAGCTTCTGCAGCAGTTGGTGATAAGAAAGTACCTGAACCGTCATAAACTTCACCAAGAGCAGCTGACCAGTAGTCAACAGTTAAAGCGTCTTTTAATAACATATCTAGTATTTCTAAATCAATTTCCATTGAGATATACTCAGATAACATTGAAGTTAATTCAGCTTCAGCGTCGATTGAGTGGTAAGCGTTTAAGTCTTGAGCGAACTCTGGAGACCATGCAGCTTTAAGCTTTCTTGTCTTAGCAATAATAGCTTCACTTCTTAATTCAACGTCGATTTCTGGAATACCCATATCTTGAGTAGATAAGTTAGCGTCTACAGATGCAGTAGCTTCAAAGTCATTTCTTTGATCTGCAGTTGTAGCTGCTGGGAATGTAATAGTTGCGTCTGTAATTCCTTTGTCAGTAGTAAGACCTTGGATTGTTTGATAGAATACATCAATGTTACCAGCCGAATTTACTACAGTATAAGTACCTAAAGTATCAGTTACAGATGCTAATGAAGATGAAGCAGCGTTACTATTTCTACCCATTGAAGATGAAATTTGAATTCCACCTAAAGCAGTTAAGTCAACTACTAATCCGTCTTCTCCAGTTAACTGTGCAGTTGTAAATGTTAATTTTGCAATATCACCAGCAGTTGCAGCTTCTTCTAACTCAGCAGCAAAACCTACATCTTTCCAAGATGCTGATGCCTGAGCAGTTGGTGTTATTGAAGATACAGTTCTGTTAGCTAATGAGTAACCGAATTTACCGTCACCATAAAGTCCACCTGTAAGAGCAGAGCTTGAAGTGTTACCGTGAATATCTTTACCTGCTTCGAAAAACTTCGTTGCACTACCGACATTGTCACCGTATTTAAAGTCTAAAAAGAATACTAGTCCTGAAGGTAGGTTCATTGGTTGTACCGATACAAAATCTTTTGCAGCGATTTCACCAAATACTCTACGTACTAAAGGAAGAGCAACTCCAGACCATTGTTCTTTGTTTGTAGTCCCGCCAGAAGTAGTTGAAGCCTCATCAATTAGTTGCTTCGCTTGGTTTTCTAAAAGTACAGCCATACCAGATTTTTCATATTCTTGGTTGATGCCTTCTAAAAGACCAGTCTTTTCCCACTTGCTAACTAGACCTTTTGTTTGAGCCAGTTGATTTGCGTGAGCATTACTGGATCCGTCTAATAAGTTTGAAATGTTGTTTGACATTTTATTAATCTCCTAAATTTTTAATTATAGCAATCCTGCTAATTTTTTCATTCTACTTGAGAATTCATTAGATTCAACTATCACTTCCTTTGCAGGTGCAGTAGATTTAGTTGGTCTTGATGCGATTCCCTCTTTAATTGTTGATTTCTTGCTAGCGCCTGCAGATAAAGATTCAGCTAAAGTAGAATAAACTAATTTAACTTCTCTAGTACTTTGTGCTCTATCAAGAGTTTCGATGATTTTCATCTTTTGTCCTTCAGTTAAGTTGTGAGACTTAAATAATTTGTTTGAGAACAATAATTTAGCGTTTAATAAATTAACTTCATTTATTGTAGCTTTTAATGAACGAATAGTAGAATAAGCTTCTTCAAGTTCTTCTTCTTTCTTTTCAATTTCGTCATTCTCATTAACTTCTTCGTCTTCATCTTCTTCTGTTAGAGATTTGATGATTTCATCTAAGTCGATGTCTTCTTCCATGTCTTCAGTTTCTTCAACGTCATCAGTTTCATCCACGTGTTCATCTTCATCCATGTCTTCAGTTTCTTTGTAAGAACCTTCGTCCATGTCTTCAGTTTCTTCCATGTCTTCATCTTCTTTGTAAGCCATTTCAGTTTTTTCTTCTTCGTCTTCTTCTTCAAGCTCTTTGATAATTTCTTCAAGATCTAAATCTTCTTCCATGTCAGCCATTTCTTCTGGATCTTCGTCATGCTCACCTTCAGTAAGTTTGTCAACAACATCTAAGTTGTCATCTTCAGTTCCAGGAGCGTCTGAACTAGTTTTAGTTTCAGCTTTCTCTTCGTCATTACCATCAGCCTGATCTACCTTGTTGTCACCTTTACCTAATCCAGATGAATCAGTTTGTTCTTCTAATTCGTCTTCGTCAGTATCCTCAGCTTCCTCTTCTATCTTTTTAGATAGCATAGATTGAAGTTTTGGAGTAAAAGCTTCTTCAAGGGCTAGCTTTGCGTTTGCAATTGCAGTTTCTCTAACAGCTTTTGCGTCAGCGATAGCTTCCTTAAGCAAGTTGCTTTCAGCCATAATTTTTCTCCTTAATATTTTAATTTGGAAATAAGGTTATTTTGAACCTTAATAGAATTTTAATAGTGATCTGTTACTACCATATAGAGATGGTGTATTTTTAGATCGTTTTACTGTTATAAATATATACAAATATACTAAAAGTAAAAAAGGGAACAAAAAATGTTCCCTTTTAAATAATATTTTAGTGATTTTAAGCTTTTTAGCTAGCTTTTCCATCAATAATTGCTGTCCAACAATGTCCTTTGTCGTATCTTTCTGCTTTTCTGTCTAAAGTCCATTGCCAGCGTTTGGCTTCGTCAAGCTCTCTCCTTCTTCTCATTGATGGTTTTTCATAATAACGGTTATTTCTAAGCGTCATCATTGTATCATCATCTTTTAGCTGTCTCTTTAAATATTTTAAAGCTTTTTCTAAAGTTCCTGGAGCTTCATCTGGTACTTTTACCGCTAGTCCATGACCAGGGACATAAAAGTCCTCTCTTCTATGGCGTTTGCCCTTAAAGGGTCTTTTTTTGAAACCGTCTCTATTTTGATTACGGTTGTTTTTAAAGTTTTTTTGCATAAATTTATTTTTAGTTAAACGTTTAATTACTTTAATATAAACAAAAAAAATGACATATAAAAATATATGCCACTTAATTTCACTTTTGTTATTTTTTATCTAAGATCCATATAGTCTTTGCTTGTGTCTACTTTGTTAAGATCTGCCTTTAATGTTTTAAATTTTGACTGTATACCTCTTGCATATTTAATCATTTCTTTTTGGTAATACTTTTCTTCACTCCAAGAGGCTTTGTCTCCACGTTTAAGTTTTTCTGCCTTATCTCTGTCTGCACCTTTTACTGCATTGTTTTCTGCACGTAAATAGTACTCAAAATCTTGTAGTATATCTCTGTATGCTCGTTGTATTTTAGTAGCAGAATCGTTCCAACCAGAAGAAACTTTTTTCTTCTTTAACATATCTAATTGTTTATCAACAGAAGATTTATACATTTTAGTAACTGCATCTACCATTTTAATTATTTGATCGCCTGGACTAGAATTTGCCAATCTATCTCTTAATATTGTTTCGTATCTACTTCTGTTTTGAGCAGCAATTGTTTTTGCGTCAATAAGTGCAGTTGCTCCTGCTTTTGCAGCGGCTCTACTTGCCTTTAAGTCTTTAGAATCTCCTATTTTACTAAGGTCAATAGTAATTACTTCATCTGCAACCTCTGCAAACCTTTTATAGTTGTGTAGTTGGTCTAAATTAGTACCCATTGCGGAACCAGTACCACGACCTTTGGATTTTTCACCAGTAGCAGAATATGTTGTCTTACCAGTACTTCTGTCATATCTGTCTCTACTAACGTGAATCTTTTCTTTTCCTCTAGTTACACCAATAAGTCCTGGTCTAATTGTAAGATCGTAGCTATAGCCACTTTTTGCAAATGGATTTTTTTTATCTTTATTTACAAAAAAGAAGTTTACTTTTTTAGGATCTGGTCCTTTGCCAAAAGCTTCTTCTGGAGCATTTGCCCAATCTACACTATATGTTTTAGCAAATGCTTGAAAGAATTTTGCATCTTGTCCTTTTAATTTACTATATAGTTTACTAGCGGTTTTAGATTGAAACTTTTCAGTTATTATTCCTGCTTTTTCTGCTAATATTTTAGCAATAGCTTCTCTTATTATAGATCTAAATTCAGATTTTTTCATTATATTTTCCCTATTGCTTTTTAATTGCTTTAGAAACAGCTTTTCTTCTATTTAATAAGTAATCGTCTGTTTTGTCTTTGTCGCCGTCATTATCTATATCTCCGTCTTCCTTACCAACTGGGTCAAGAGCTTCGCCTAACTCATAATATCTACCAAGTTTGGATCCTAAATCTTCATATAATGATTCAAGTCTTTGTTGTAATGAAGCCATTTCTAAAGCCGTTTTTTCAAAGAGCTGAGATGCAGTATTTATTTCTTTGACATCTTTTTTAACAGTAACTCCATCAAACCAATTATCTGTTTCAGAAACAATATAATTTCCTGCACTAGCAGATAATTTTTTAATTGATTCTACAACCTCTTTTAAGTCGCCTTCTCTATATATATTTTTTCCAAAGTCGTTAAATTTAGAAACTGCTTCTAAAAAAATAGCTTTTTGTTCTGGTCGTAGTTTACTTTCCGATAATATCTTTTTTAATTTCATGTTTTACCTCTATCTTTTAAGTACGTATACATCTTTTGTGTTAGAAACTGTAACTGCTGATATTCCTATTTCATACAAACTTCCTGCAGTTAGGTGGGCAAGGTTTATAGTTCCTCCTTTAGCAAGAGTAAGTGTTCCAGTTGCGCCATCCTCTTTAATTACAGCAGCGGCTCCTAAATTTGAGCCTGATTGAAACCCTTTAGTTGCATTGTTTACTGTAACAACTTCATTATATCTTCCATATGGTCCGTACGCGTTATTTATTAAAAATGCCATTATTTACCTCCACATCCACAAGGATTCTTTTTATGACTAGGTATTTCACATTTTCCAGTCATTTCGCAAAGAATATCGGATATTAATCCGTTAACCTTAGTGTATTTATTTTCTTTTATTGTTGTTTTATTTATGCTTTCATTCATAGTTGGGCTCATAAAAGCTCCATGTGTAGATGGATTAGAAACAAAGTCCCAACAAATTAATTCAAAATCATCTTTTACTTCTACAGACCCTGGATCTTCTCTAAGCTCTTCGACACTACCTAGTCCTCTTGAGCTTATTCCTAATTTTATTCCTGCTTTAAGTAGTTCTTTTAGTATATTTCCGGCTGGAGTGCTAAGTACTTCTACTTTTCCCATAACTTCATCACCTTTCCACCAAACTTCTAATACGTTATGTGAAACGTTTTGTAAATTTACAACAGAAGATTCTGGATGGTCTAACTCTCCAAGTGCTCTTTTTTCAGATATTTGAACTTTTTTGTAATTTGCAACTTCTCGCATTAATATTTCTTTTGGATATACTCTACCGTTTTGGTTTTTTGCCTCAGCTCTTTGTAGGCAACCTGTAACTATTACTCTACCATTATTTTTTGATTCTGATTCATTTATCATTTGAGGCGATACTTCAAACGGTGTATAATCTATAAGTAGTGACTTAGACATTTTTTACTCCACTATTAATATATGCTGCGTATGTACTTCTATTGTAAGACATTTCAGAGTACATTTTAGTTTGCTTATGCATTGGCAAGTCCCATCCTTTGACTTCTTTGCCTTCGTGTATAAAAGTTTTATTTTTTATATTATTTCTAAATTGTTGCCATGTAACTTCGTTTTTGTGCATAATTTACCCCGCAATTTCTCTTAGTTTTTTAGATACTTTGAATAATCTTTCAGCTATTTTATTTATCCTTGGGCCAGTAGATTTCCAATATTTGTCATTAGTGATTCCGTCTTCACTTTTTAGCTTTGAAGCTCTATTAATTATTCTTTCTATTTGAAAAAGTCTTTTATTTATTTCTTTAATAGCTCCATTTACCTTTTGTTTAGAATTTTTACCTTCATCTTGTTTAAACGACGGATAATTTTGGTCATACATTTCTTTTACAACAGTATATCCTGTGCTAGTAGTAGCTATTTTATCTTTTTTGTCTTTAGATTTTTTACTTGTAAACGCGTATGGGGTTTGGTATCCTGCTACATTTGCTGTAGTTGATACTTCTTCTAGATCTTCGTCCATACAACCACAATCTTCACCAATTATTTCATCTATTATTTTTTTTAATTCTTCACTAACGGACATTAGTTAACTCCTGTATTAGTTCGTATACATTCATCATTGTTGTTAGATAAGAATCAGTAGGGGTTTTTGCGTTTTGTATTTTATCCAGTTGATTAGATACTTCTTTTAATTTAATTACAGTTATCTTATCATTAATTTTATTTGCAAAAGCATTAATTTTTGTTTTACTACTTTTAGCTTCAACATTTAAGTATTCTACTAATTTTTGGTTCTGTCCACTTATATATTTTTTTAATAATACTTTTTGCCCAGTGTTTAATGCTTTTCCATACTTTTCATTAAACTTTTCTAAAAGTACTTTATAGCTCAACAATCGCATAGATTTATCTTGCTTTGAATATTCTTTAATCATTTTTTCTTGTTGAGATTTAGGAGAATTAGAAATTACATGCTCAACTATAGTTTCTCTAAAATTAAGAATTAATCTAGGGTTTTTAACTTCAGTAGAATTTATTCCTTCAAATAGTTGATATATTGAGGCGTTTACCCTATAGTTGTTTATTTTTGTTCTAAAAAAAGTGTCTAGAGAATAATTTCTACCTATTTCTTTTATTAGATTATATTTTTGACGTTTTAATTCTGTAGAAGTAATTTTAGTTCTTTCTATTAAAACCATATCTAAAAATTTTTCAGCCTTACTTGAAGAAGCAAATTTTTCTTTAGTTAAAGAGCTATATAAATCCAGTTCTTTTTTTAAAGCCTTTCCTTTTGAAAAATATTCTTTTACTATGTTTAATGCAGGAGATTTTTCAATTCCATTTAATGTATCGGTAGTTATTTGCCTAACTAATAGTTCAAATAATACTCCAGTATTTTTTATTTTCGAATGTTTGATATTTTTAGCCACTAAAAGTTCTCCTTTTTCAGTACATACTTATATTCATATATAAATATATTAAAATCCTCGTTATGTTAAGTCCTTGTTGATTAAATTAGACTCATCTAGTAAACCAGACTCTTCTTGCAATATTTTTTTATTATTATTAAATAAATTCATAGAATTTGCAATTTCTCTAGCTAAAGGGTTGCTATTTTTAAATTTAGGTCTAATTTTTCTATCTTTATTTTTAACATCTCTATGCATTTTTTCTTGACCGAGAGGATCTCTACCTCTGGCTCCATTGTCTGTTCCATAGTAATCTCCTTCAATGGGTCTTCCTACATCTGCATCTGTTTTTCCGCCTCTTGTTTTTCTAGTATCTCCCGAGGCTCTAAGTTTTTCCTTTTTATTTTTGGCTTTTACTGACTCTGCAACTGATGGCTCTTTTGCAGGATCTTTACCTTCGTTTTCAATCATACTTCTTCTATATTTTTGAATGGTATCTTCAACAACTTTTTCTCTTTGTAAATTAACATCATCTTTACTTAAACCAAATATTTTATCGTATATCCAATCTTCTGAAACCATTTGCCCGGCTTTTAAATCGTCTGCTAATCTATTTTTAGACGACCATAGCTCAATTTTTTCTTGCTCATATATTGTTGACGGATTAGTTAACTCTAAACTAAAATCTACTAAATCATCGTCACTATATCCTTGAGAATATAGGTGTACTAAAGCAATTTTTGTAAGTTCTGAAACGGTAATTCTTTGTATTCTTTCTATTGTTCTAGCAAATCTTACATCTAATGCTGCTAATGTTGCTTTGCCATCGACTCCTTCTTCATATCCAATAAAAGCTTTTGGCATTCTTAACGCAGCTAACATTCTATTTTTTAGATACTCTATATCTTCTGTTCCTGTCCATTCTAATCCGCCTAAGTCTTCTATTCCAGTTCCACTATTTCCTCCTCTAGTTGGTAAATAAAAATCTTCTAACATGTTTTGTAAATTAAATTTAAGATTGTAATCTCCAGTATTTTGATCGATATATGGAGTTTTTTTCATCCTATTAATTACTTGTTGCATATATGAATCTACTTCATTTGGAGGTATGTTTCCTATATCTATGTTAAATACTCTTTTAGATGGTGCTCTCATAATCCTATGAATCATCATTGCATCTTCCATAAGAGTTAATTGCTTCCAAGTTTTTCTTGCACCTTCTAATATTGACTTACCATACGGCAAAAAGTTTGTGTCTGATAATAATCTAAAGTGAGCTATTTCATAATTTTCAAAATGTGATTTGGATCCAGCTGGTTTATGATACGTGGAAGATCCTCCTCCCATTGATGGGTCATGAACAAATCTAACATATTCTGGTCTTTCTGGGTCTGTACCTTCTTCTCTCATTATTTCATAAACAGAAATTGGTTGAACGTTTGTAACTCCAACCTTTTCTAAAATATTCATTTTTAAATAGAAGTCGCCATATTTTACCATGTTTCTAACCCAAGGCCAAAGATTAAATTCAATATTTAATACATCGTAAAATAAATTATGCAATATTTCTTTTATTTCTTCTTTTTCAGAATTTATTTTTAATATATCTCCAAACTCGTTTTTAATTGTAGATTCATCTGAATATATATCTAATGCTGATGATATTATAGAATCTGTATCCATTGACTCATACTCACTAAAAAGCTCTAGTCTTAGTTGTGCAAACGCATTAGCTGGATTATAAACACTACCATTGCCCTTGCTCATATGTATTCTATTAAATCTATCAACTAAAGAATTAGATGCTAAATTTCCGCTTGACTGAAGTCTTGCTGGATCTACCACCTTTAATCCACCATCTCCTATTTTTCTAACTATAGTAGAAGTAGAAAAAGCCTGTTTTAATCTTCCAAAAAATGTTTTATCTGCCATAATAATTTCCTTTGTAACCTATTTAATTAACCAAGTTAAGTCTTCATCCTGTCCGCCTCTAGTTTTTTGAGACCATGGATTAGAACTTAATCCTGTGTTGGTGTATATTCCACCAGCTGATTTTCCTATTCTATTTAAAGCTAGTTTATCTAGCTCAATACCTTGTTGCTTAAGCTTAAGGGCAGTATCTCTTACCCACATGCCAATTGAAAAAGCCATAACTAAATCATCGTTATATCCTCTTTGAGCCTCTGCTTTGCTTCCATTCCAAACAAAAACTCTGAGTTCTTCCAATAGCCTGTTTGATCTAATTATACACCCTTTTTCTCTTATATAAATATCAAGTTTAGATATTAAAAGTGGCCTTGTCTTAGATGATGTTGTAAAACCTGGTGTCATTTGTGATTTATCTTTTAAGTCATAACCTTTTGTTAGTTGTGTTGTTGCATCAACTACTCCGTCTTGCTTATACGTGTAATATAAGTTTTTATATCCTCTATCTATAGCACTTTGAATTGCCCCAAATCCTACACTGGCGTTTTCTATTACCAATAAAGCATCGTTATATTCAGTTGCTACACCTACTAGCATATTACCAAAATCTTTAGGAGTTAATTGTCCTCTATATTCTGCAACCTGTGTTATTGTTTCTACATCTATAACATGGAATGTAGAAAAGTCACTTCCATCGCCTCTAGCAACATCAGCTACAACAATGTAATTTTTAGCATAATCGCAAGTTTCCCATATCCAATAATTACCGTCAAAACCTCTTTTTTCTTTTGGGTCTTGTAAGTGGGTTGTTTTATACCATTCTATAAGAGAGCCATCTATTACGCTATTACCAGAAGATATAAAGTCACAGTCACATTCTTGTGCAGCTAATTTAGGGCCTAATAACTCGTCTTGTTCATTTCTCCAAGTTTTATTTCTTTCAGGGTGTACTGACCAATGCAGTCTAATAGTATTAAAGGTGTTTGTTCCTTCTTCTGCTTTTACCCAAGTTTTATGAAAAAAGTTACCTATTCCGTTTGGTGTAGATAATACAATTGCTTTACCTCCAGTTGCTAATGTTTGCTGTGCAGAAGCCCATATTTCTTCAACGCCTTTAATAAACGCTGCCTCATCAATTATTAGTAGTGATA